CATTCTCGCAACTGTCAAGAAGGGTTGGATTCCCTCTAAACAAAACCTACGCTAGCAAGGTTCTGGTTTAACCTGATTTTTCTAAGGTTGTTGGAGCGGGTGAGGGGACCAGCTCCCTTATTTTTCAATGACTTAGTGATAGTGTGCCGTGACAGGCGTGTCACAGTTCCTTCCACTAGGTCGACTTTCGTCCATGGAGAACTCCGACCCATCCTCGTCGTCGTTCCCCCCATCTGCTCCATATGTGCCAGCATACTCCTCAAGGATCAACACGCCGGGGTAGATGTGAGCGTTCATCAGGTGCAGGTAGCGGCCCGCAGTGATCTTGATGTCGCTGTGGCCGAGCCAGTCGCGGAGCGCCAGCAGGTCCATCCCGCCCTCCGCCAGCCGGGTGGCGCAGGTGTGCCGGAAGGTGTGCAGCTTGACGTTGTCGAAGTCGAAGCCGCGCAGCTTCATATCCTCGCGGATGCACTGGAGCAGGTAGAGCGGGCCGCTCGATCCAATCGGCCAGGGGAACCAGCGCCCACCGGCCGCATTGGCGGTCAGCTCGGGCAGCAGCTCGCGCAGGCGGCTCGTCAGTGGAATGTCCCGAGCCTTGCCGCTCTTCGTGATCTGGCGCGGCAGGTGCAGCCAGACGCCCTCCACGCGGCGACCTTGGCGATCCTTGCCGGGTTTCCGCTTGATGGACGACGGGCCCGAGTGCAGCGCCTCCGACAGGCGGCAGCCGGTGTCCAGTAGGACCCGGATCAGGCGCTTGAACGCCCGCCACTGGCGCAGTGGCTCGGCTTCGATCCGCGCGTCGATGCACTCCCACATGACGGCCTCCTCGTCCCACGTGACGACGCGATCCTGCACGTTGTCGACCGTGATCGAGGGGAACTTGGGGCGCACCGTGATGACGCCCTCGTCCTCCGCGAACCGGCAGGCAGCCGAAAGGGACCCGAGCAGCTTCCGAATGGACGCCTCGGCGTAACCGTGGTCGTCCCGCATGGAACGCTCTAGGTCCTTCACGTGCTGGCTCGTCAGCTCGGCCATCAGGAGATCGGCGGGGAGCATCGAGCAGAGGATGCGGACGTTCGACTGGTGGGTCCTCGTCGCCTTCTTCTTCCCCCACACCTCCGGCGCGGACAGGCACTTGGTGAGCCAGAGGTGGACTGTCGGGCCTTGGTCGACCTTCGTCCTTGTGGAAGGATTGGGCGGCGCTACGCGGCCCTTGGGTGCCACGACTCCCCCCATGGCAGGGTGCTTCGGGTGCAGGCCAGCGAGCCAGTCGCGGCGCTGCGCCTCGGCGTCCGCCTTGTCGCGGGTGTCGAAGCTGATCCGCGCGCGCTTGAGCCCGCCCTGGCCGTCGGGGAGGTGGGTGTCGATGTAGTAGATGCCGTTCGGCTTCTGCTTGAGCTGGACGCTCATAGGTTCTCGTCTCCAGTCAATGCGACCACCAACTCGCGGACGACCTCGCGGCCCTTCGGGGTGAGCCGCAGGTACTTCTCGCGCTGGTCCGCCTTGTTCTCCTCGCGGGTCAGCCAGCCGAGGCCGTCCTCACGCTTGTCGCCACGCTTCCGGCCCTCGTCGAGGAGGACCTTGTAGGTGGTGTGCAGGCTGCGGTTGACGCGCGGGCCCGCCGACTCCTTGACCGTGGTGAAGGTCGCCGGTCGGCCCGCAATGTCAGCGGCGGCGGCCAAAAGGAAGAACACGCCCTGGGCTAGGGTCATCCTCTCCGGGGCGAACTCCGCCAGCGTCATCACAGCCGAAGAGAAGTCGTGCAGCTCGCGCACGTGCTTGAAGAGCGGGTCTGGTCGGGTCGCTGCTCGTTGCATACGTCGGGGCACCTTGTTGGTGGCAGTAGTCGTCATTGTCGCTTCCTCTGGCTCGGGCGCGACCCCCGTTCCCTAGAGTGGTTCCGGAAGCCACGCAATCTGTCTTGTGAAACTGATCCACTCGAACTCCGTTTACGGACACCAAACGCATTGAGTTTCCCATTTCTTATCCTCCGAAACACGACCGATGGGCAGGTCGCGCGCCGTACTGATCGGAGGTTGCTTTCACCCGTACTCCCCACCCCTTGGTGATACGTGGCAGCCGTGGGCACAGTGGACCTCGGGATCGCGGAATACCCTCCGCTTTCACTAGGTCAAATCCTACATTGCAAGCGTTTTGTTCTCCTCCTGTTCTCCGGCGGCAGTCGCCGGGTTGACCGCCGGGTACGGCGGCAGCTGGCCGTTGGCTGCGCTAGGGAGAGACCTCGGGGATGGGTTGCGGTCTCTCCGGAGCGTCCAACTACCGGGAATGGTTAAAAATTCTCAATAGATCACCGCAAGTTGCGGTGCCGCAAGTTGCGGTGTGCGACCCACAGACTACCTCTCTATCACGCACCGGGTATGGGTGCCGCGATCCTGCGCAACATCTCGACCGTTTCTTCGGCGAGCTTCGGCGCGGCGCGGTAGAACCTCCGATGGCCTTCATCCCGACATAGGGCCCGCTCCACATTAACAAGGGCGTCCAGCTTACGTCGGGCGGTGTCATCACTTAGCAGGCCTCCGCTTCTCGCGGAGACCATAGGGGCGGTCAGCCAGACCTCTTCGCTGAAGTGCGCTTCCGTCAGGATCAGGCCGACCGGGCCGCTACCCCACATTCGGTCGAGTGCCACGTGTGTATCAAGCGCGCGTCGCGCGACGCTCCTAGCAGTCGGCACTCAATTCCCCCGCCCCCAGCGGCCTTAGAAGTGTCTCGGGGCGAGGGCACCAGCCAGCCGCGTCCAATCCGAGGCGGTGTTCCGCCAAGGGGACAGCTGGAGGGCTCTTGTCATATTTCGGACTGCGGTGGGACTGCCGTAGCAGCCCCGCCGTATGCGCTCGACCTCCCGACGTATATCAGCGTCGGTGGCACCTGCGGCAAGGGCTGCGTTTCTCGCGGATGTGAACCGCATTGGGACTTTCTCCAGCCGATGGTGAGGGTTAATCCCGAATTGCCGCCACGATGCGCGGCAACTTGGGCCCGACAGAGCCCGCGAGGATCGCCAAGGCCAGAACCCCGGCGAGCCCGAACACGATCTCGATTGCGGCGTGCATGGGCGTCACCGTCAGTCCTCCACGCAGACGGTTGCGCCATAGGCGGCTGCTAGTGCCTGGGCAGCGGCGACAGCTGAGTCGCGGTCGGGGAAGTCCTCGTCGTCTCGGCCGTCCCAATCGCCGTCAGGCGTCGGGGTGCGCAGATAGACGCACCAGCCGTCGACCCGGTCGAGCCCCGGCGTGGCGTATTCCTGATACCGGCGACCGCGCCAGTCGGGCTCCGTCCACTGCCACGCATGGACGATCACCTGCGATCCCGGCACAGGCTCCGGCGCGGGCAGCAGCGGGACCTCGTCGAGGTAGTAGTCGGGCAAGTCAAGGTCGCCGCAGGTGACGACGCTGCACTCCCGCTGATAGCGCCCCTGCTTGTCGACGAAGGCGGTCATGAGAATGTCGGCGCAGCCGTACTTACGGGCGCACTCGTCCCACCGGGCCGGATCGAACCATGCAATGGTGGTGTAGTCGCCGAACCGGGCGCAGTCGGTGCAGTCGCAAGCCTCGGCGGCGATGATGTGGCCGCTCTCGAAGTGAACCAGCAGGCTCCCGTGGGAGCCGTTGACGGTGACGGTGTTGAGCATGTGGGTGCCTCCTTTCAGGCTCGGCGGGCGATGTTGGTGACGATCTTGCGGCGGCTCGGGTGCTGCGCGATTGGCAGGGCCCCGGCTTGGTCGACGACGATGCCGTTGCGTACGGTGACCACGTGCCCCCTGACGCGGACCATGTAGGTCACGCCGGGTTCCAGCAGGGTGCTGCGCACGATGGTCGCGAGGGTGCGGCGTGGGAGCCCTTGGGCGGACTCCGTGGCGACCCCGAGCAGCGCAAGCGCCTTGAGCCGCTGCGTGTGGGTTGTGCCGCCCCGCCAGCGCTTGGGGCGCGGCTGGAGCGACAACAGGGCGTCCCATGCCGTCTGGAACGGCACGTCAGCCAGCATGGCGACTGCTAGGACGCCGCAGCATCCGAGGTGCCGGTGTTGCTCCGGCACGAACCCGTCGGGAAACTCGATCATAGCCAATCCTCGACCTAGTGGAACTATCGGACATTGCGCTTGCCAGCCCCATGGGCGGCAATCTGGATCGACACGCGGGCCTTGCCCGAGGTGCCCATGCAGGCCTTGCAGGCGGCGCACTGGGTGCGCTTCCCGGCTTCCTCGCTTGCGGGGCACACGACCTCCCGCCCCTTCACGTTCTGGAAGGGCTCGGCGGTGACACGGAAGGTACGATAACCGGCCGCGTGGGCTTCCTCCATGTCCGCCAGCGAGTCCGCCGACGCCATGACCAGCTCGGCGAACCGGCGGTCAGCCGTGCGCCACTGGTGCGTGTAGCCTGTCCAGCCAGCCGCCTCCCGCAGGATCACCGTCCAGAGCGCCAGAGGGGCAGCCGCCGGATCACCGTAGGTGCCGAGCCGCACCATGCGCCCCGCGAACAGCTGCGCGGCTTGGAAGGCGTTGGCCTTGGGATAGACCCCGCGCTGGTAGGCGTCCCACACGCTGCGCGGTCCATGGGCGAGCGTGACGTAGCAGCTGCGGCCCTTGCCGGTGCCGTCGCCGCGATGCGGGCAGCTGCCGCAGATGGAAGCATCCGCCCCCGTCCGCACCGCCTCAATCGGGTGCATGTCGCGGCGGATGATGTAGGTTTGCACCATCGCGCCCGTCTTGGTGTTGCGCGAGCCCTTCGCGAGCCCGGTGGCGATCACCACGATGGGCGCACCATCCAGCTTTGACGGGCCTTCATAGAGGATCACCCCTGCGGCCTTGGAAAGGTCCGCGTCCGGCAGAAACTCGCCGTGGGCATTGGGATTGAACATAGCCAAGCCTCCCATTCGATCTAGTGGAACTATCGGTTGCCGAGGGGGCGCAACGCTGGCTCCGCCCCCTTGGGAACCGGCAGGGGTTGCCCCCTGCTCGGTCCTTGCCCGTCCATTCACATTGTCAAAGAGCGGGAGATTTGGGTCTGCGCTTGGTTCGGCTCCCTTGGTCCCTCTGGACCGTCTCGGCCTCGCCGTGGCTCACCGCCTCTCGATGACAATCAACCTAATGGAACTTGTTGGGGCCGTCAATACACTTCCACAAACGGAAGTGGTTTTTTTCGTCGCCATCGGTGCCCCTCACGTGCGCGCGCGGAAGGGAACGCGCTGGATCACCGGCAGGGATCGGCAGGGGAACGGCGGGCGGATCGAAAAAAGCAGGGCAAGACAGACACGCGCACAAACCCACAGGCACCCGGCGCACCCCTAGAGCGCCCCGCCCGTGCCCCGGCGCATGGCCTATCGGCTCGCTTGGAACATCCCGTTCCATGCAACCCACGCATTTCTGCCGTTCCCGGCTCATCGTGCCACCATATCGCGCCATAGGGGTGCCCGTCGGACGCATGAAGGGGAGCCTTTGGGGAGCCGCCGAGAGGCTTCCCGCAGGCCACCCCTACGGGGGGAACCCGGCCGTCGCGTGGAGCGCTATCCCGCTTCGGATTTCTGCACCAAAACTGACGACCCCCAATTAACCCTCACCCTCGGAGGGGGTGGTAATTAGGTATATCCCCCACTTTAGGTTCACCCCAGGTCTCCTCCCAGCTGCTCCGCAGGGGGACGGAAGGAGTGGTGAGGGAGTGATCCTCCCCCACCGAACTCCTTAACGATACCAAGGGCTTGACCTCCGGGGCACTGCTTGGGCACCGGAGCGACATGATCATCACTCTTCTCGCTCTTGCCGCTGCCGGGGCCCAGGACGCCCCGGTGAACCCCGAGATCGCCCGCCTGGACAAGGCATGGGAGCAGTGTGTGGACACGCAGGTGCGCCGCTATGCGCGCCTGGACGAGCCCGCCGCGACCGTACTGACCGCCGCCTTCAATGCCTGCGGTGAGCAGAAGGAAGCGCTGCGCCAGTACGTCATGGGGCGGGCCAAGAGTGACCTCGCCAAGGACGCCATCGGGGCGTGGATGGAGGGCTCGGAGCAGGGGATGAAGCGGCGCTACACCCGCGTCCTGCTCGACGAGCGCCTCCGGCTCCAAGGGAACTAGCGCCGCCTCATCGGTCGGCCCACGCCGCGCCTTGCGGCGACTCCGCTGGGCTTCTTCATGAAGCTGTGGCCGACCACGTTGGCGAAGAGCTTGCGCTCGAACTCCGCTGCGGCCTTCCGCTGGCGCTCCTCCTCCGCGCGCTTGGCGTCGGCGTTGAGGTACTCCACCCAGTGCTGGACGCCCATGGCGAGGACGTCGGCCATGTCGTCGTGCTTGAGCGCGCCCTTCGCCTCGCTCATGTGGGTGAGCTGGTAGAGCCCGCTGTGGGCCACCGGCTGCTTGAGGTCGGCGCGGATCACGGTCTGGTCCATGACCAGGCGGTGCTGGGCCATGACCGGCTGGAGGGCGGAGATGATCCGGACCTCCTTCTGCCCCTTGGCCTTGATCCCTTCGATCCGGCAGGGGCGCACCGCGTTCACGTAGGGCTCCAGCAGCTTGCCGAACATGCCGTCGCCGAAGTTATCCTCGGGGACGATGATGTTGACCTCCTCCTCGGCCGCGATCTGGGCGAGCGCAGCGAGTGTGGTCGGACCATAGCCGTCCTGAAAGCCGCCCCACCGGGTCACGAAGATGTACCCGCAGAGGAACTTGGTGACGCAGTAGGTCGTCCGGTCGCGGCCCCGGCCCGAGGGGTCGATGTGCATCGCGCTGCCGGTGTACGGTAGGAACTCCGGCGAGACGTGCATGGGCCGGAAGAGCCGGTCGCCGTCGAAGCCGACGTTCTCGATGTCCTTGATCGCCAGCTCCGGCGAGCTGCCCCAGACGAGGCGCGCGGGGGCGATCTTCTTGTCGACGTCGATGACGACGAGGTCGCGGGTCTTGAGCGGGAAGCGCTCGGCATCCGACAGGGTCGTGTCGAGCTGGTACTGGAGCAGGAAGCCTGCCGCCCGGTACTCATTCTCGCGCTCCATCAGATCTACTTCGGTGAACCGCTGGGGATCGGTGGGAGCGCCGCCCAGGGTCGACCCGACGGGCTTGCAGAGGTCGGGGTTCTCCTCGATGTCCTTCTGGAGCATCGGGGCGAGGAACCCGAGGTAGTTGGCCAGCTTCTCCTTGAGGGGATAGCGGGCGGGCCAGACGCGAACGGCGTAGCCCTTCTCGGGCAGCTTGCGGTAGATCGACTGTTCGGACTGCGGAGTGCCGAGGTAGATGATCTCGCCGTTCGGCTTGAGGATCGCCGCGTACTCCTTGGTCTTGGTCTCCAGCTTCTCCCGCATCGTCTCGGTCTCCGAGTTCTTCGGGACCTCGACGTCGTCCGAGATTACGATGTCGGCGCGCGAACCGGTGAGCTGGCCGGTGATGCCGACCGCCTTCACCGAGGGCGACTTGTCGGCCTTGGCGGGCCCGACGTCGAACGCCAGGGCGGACTGCCGCTGATCCGGCCGGGGCCGCAGCTCGGCCCATAGGTCGTCACCCGCGTCGTGCGCGATGATCTGCTTGATGAAGCTCGCGATCTCGGTCGCGAAGGCCTCGTTGGCCGACACGATCATGATCTTGAGGTCGGGGTTCTTCCAGAGCCGCCAGACCACATAGGCGGCGGTGAGGAACGTCTTGCCCACCCCTCGGAACGCCTGAATGAAGCGGCGCGGCGGGCCCCCGGCGAGGAACCGGGCGATGTCGAGCTGTACGCGGGTCGGCTCCGGTAGGAGCAGGAGCCGGGTCCACACGTACCAGAGGAACTTGAGGAAATTCCCCTGGAGAATATCTCTGGGTGTCAACGTGTCTTTCAGCTAGTCGTGGGCGTCGATCACTTGGGGAGATGCGATCAATGCTGCTGGCCGCACTAATCATCACCGCACTGCAAAACGGAGGCGCGCCTGCCGGAACTGTCGTCCAGGCGCGTGGCGCGGGGGCGCTCACCTGCGCCACCGCCTTCCTGCCGCAGAACCGGATCGCGACCGAAAACTGGATCGCAGGTTACTGGGCGGCTTGGGACATGGCCCGGATCGCGAGCGAGAAGCCGCTGGCGGCGAACGCCGACCTCGCCGGGATCGTCGGGGAGGTCGAGAAGGTGTGCCGGGATGAGCCGTCGTCGACCCTGCTCATAGCGACCCTCACCGCGCGCAAGGCGGTTAAGGCGAGGTGGAGCAAGATTCGCTGAGGTCTAGTGTCGAAGGGCTGCGGCCTCTTCGTCCATATCGAGGTCGAGCCCCGCCAGCTGATCCGCCAGATCGTTCACCGGCTTGTTACCGGCCGGGGCGGTGATGGCGTTGTCCTTCAGGAACTTTAGGGCCTTGTCGATCAGCTGGGGGTTGATGGGGACGGGGTTGCCGTCGTCGTCGACTGCGTTGCGGGCCCGGATCAGCTCGTCCTTGAGGGACTCGGCGACCAGCCCGTGGAGCAAGTCCATCAGGTCAGAGCCAGCGCGGCTCATGCGTCATTTCTCCTGTCGTGCTTCGACGCGGGCCAGGGTCTCGCGGGTCTCGGCGAGTTCGTCGGCCAGCTTGTCCATGCTCTCGTCGAGCTTCTCGATGCGCGTGATGCGCTCGTCGTGCTTGGCGAGGTCCACCTTGTTCTGGATGATCGCCGCCCCGCCGCCGAGGACGGCAGCGGTGGCGACGGCATTGACGAGGTGATCCTTCAACAGCTCTTTCAGGGCCACCTCCGGTCACCCGTCAGAGCTTCTGAGCCGTGCTATCGCACGGCCTAGCAGCACCATCCGGATCAGTTCCGGGGACGGTCGGGGTGGAGGAGGTGCCTGCGGCGAGCAGGCGAAAGAGGAGGAACACCAACGCGGCGAGTGCCGCGAAGGCGATGATATAAGCCATAGATGATCCTTGTCGGTTGAGAGCGGCGCGCGGGCTACGCGAGATCGCCATTCGCCCGGAGCGAGATGGTCCACGGCCCATACTGGACGCCACCGACCGTCGCGTAGGCGGTTACAGTGGCCGACGTGGGCTTGCCGAGGTTGGTCGGGTTCTGCGTGGTGGTGAACGTCGTAGAGCTGCCGCCCGATGCGGGGGTGGTGCTGTTATACGTCGTCGAGCCCGAGCGGCTCCACGTCCAGACAGCGGTCTGGGTACACCTAATCTGAAACGACGCGCTGTACCCGTCGCTGGCTTGGTAGGAGCCAGGGGCCGGCGAGAAGGCCAGCGCCGGGTCTATTGTGAGAAGGCCCGAAGGCCCCATCACGTAGACCGCATAGCGCTGGCCGTTCGACCCCATCACGGTCACTTGCTGACCGGAGTGGTTGTAGACTGGCATTAGATGGGCTTGAGCCAAATATCCCCTGCGACCATGCCGGAAGGCTGCGAGGCGGCGATAAAGATGCGGCCCGAGGTCATCCCGGCGTCAGCGTGATGCAAGAACGCACCCTGCCCGTAACGCGAGACCGTACCCTCAACAGCGACCGGCCTGTTGAAGTAGAAGCCGGGTCGGTCGGTTTGGAAGTGGCACCATGCGGTGTTCATCGGGCCCACGTCGACGTAGCCCGAGCCGTTGCTGATCCGGAGGGCATTCGCCGCTCCGTTGGTCAGATTGGCACCACCGCCGAGGATCAGCGCGTTCCTTACCCGGACATTCTGGTCGCCGTTGCCGATACTGAACAACTCGACTTCGGAGCCACTCCCGACCCAGTTGCTGTAGAAGCGGAAGCCTCCGTATGAGGGCTCCGCGCCGAACACCATTCCGGTGTAGAAGTTGAACACAAGGTCCGGATAGGGATGCGTCCACCCGCCCGCGCGTTGGTAGCCGAAGGTGTAGGGATCATCGGACAGTCCGCTATCACCGCCCACCCCGACGGGCCGAAGCCCGTTGACCGTGGCGCGCGCGGACAGAGCATTAGCTGTGCCCGCCAAGGAGGCGTAGGAGACGCTGAAATTCGAGGGGTTCCAGACGTAGAAGTTCACGCCGTCGTTGCTTCCGACCAGCCATGTGGGCTGGCCCCCTTGCCCTGACCAGTTCAGGTCCCACGCGGCCCCGTCAGCCCTCCGGGGGTTCGCCCGACCGGCGGTGTCAGCGTAGCCCGCCTTGATCCTCTGCCAGGACTGCCACGTTCCGGCCTCGCGGAAGCGCATCGAGAGGTAGGCGTCGCCCGCGTTGTTGGCGCGAGGGATGGCGATCTGTGCGGCGTAGCCGTCGATGCCGTACTCAGCGCCGAGACCCAGCGTCAGCGTGTAGAACTGGGTGGCACCCGTCCCCGGCGCGGTGCTGTGGACGAAGCTCGGCCCGAACGATCCGACAGCGTCGAAGCTCGTAAACGTGCCGTGGTTGTTGCCCCGGTTGTTGAACATGGTGCTGACCTTCGCCGCGTCCAGTTCAGCAAGGATATTCCGCCCGTTGGCGATGACGGAACCGTTGGGATAGACCCTGAACGCGGTGCCCGCGTCATAGTTCGAGCCGATCCAATAGTAGGTCAGCCCGTCTCCACCCCCGAGCGCACCGAAGCCACCCCGGAACGTCTCACCGCCTCCGGTGAAGAAGTAGCCGGTGGACCAGCCGCCGCTGTCGCCTTTGATGGTCATCGCACCGCTGTCGTAGAGATAGCGAAGCGGTCGGTTCCCCGTGCCGAGCTTGAGCGGGTCGAGGTTCCCGCTGTGCCAGACGGAGGTCCAATTCGACCAATTCGACGTGCTGTCGGTGGCCGTCCGGAAGAACAGCTGGTTGCCGTAGTTCGCCCGCAGCTGGACCGCATACGTCGATCCCAGCCCCTTTAGATTGAGGAGGGTCTCGGAGTGGCTGCCCGCGTACACCACGCGGTAGATGCCGCTAGGACGGTCGGCGTTGAGCGCGGATGAGTCGATCTCCACCGTGTCCGGCAGCACGTTATGGGTGTGGTTCGCCGCCGCGTAGGAGCCCAAGGGCTGCTTCCCATCGAGTGCAGTCTGGAGCCCCGCGATGTCGCCAATGGCGTGGCCATGTGCGCTCGGTGTGAACGAGGCTGGCACCCCATCAAGGTCCGCCCAACTGTGTCGGTGCGCCGAGGGCGCGAACGTCGAAGGCTTGCCCCCAAGGTTCGCCCAGGTGAAACCCGCCGAGGTCACGTAGTTGCCCACCGGCTGCTTGCCGTCGAGCGCCGTCTGGAGCCCGAGGATGTCGGCTATGCCGTGGGTGTGAACCAGCGCGGCCTTCTGGGCGATCTGGTTGGTGATCGTGGTGGCGAAGTTCGGGTCGTTGCCGAGCGCCTCAGCCAGCTCGTCGAGGGCGTTCAGGGTCTCCGGCGAGGAGCCCACGATGCGCGCGATCTCCTCCGAGAGGTCGCTCTTGGTCGCCAGCGTGGCCGGGTTGATCGAGGCGGCGAATGCTTCGGCTTGGTCGCGGGCAGCGACAGCTTCCGCTCGGGCGACGAGGGTGACGCCCTTGGCCGCAACCGCCTCGTCCTTCGCTGCGACGCTCTCGTCGCGCGCCAGCTGGGCGCTCTCGCGGTCGGACGCCACGGCATCGCGGGTGGCCTGGAGGTTCGCCGCGTGGCTCGCCGCGTCGTCTCGGTAGACCTTGGCGAGGTCTCGCGCCGCGTAGGCGTCCACCTTCGCCTCGGTCGCCAGCTCGGCGTCGTCGCGGGCGCTATTGCGGAAGCCCTCGGTTTCATCCCGCGCCTGCTCCGCGAGGAGCTGGGCGGTGCGCGCCAGGGCGGCGGGGCCGTCCACCTCGTCCGCGAGCTTGGCGGGGCAGTCGACAAGGAAGCTCTCGCCGGAGGCGTTCGTGAGGGGATAGCGGCCGTCGTTGTTGGGACCGCCGTCAGGAGCGCCCGCCAACCAATCGCGGAACTCCGCCTCGCGGGCGTTCCACTTGGCGAGCAAGGTGGTGATCTGCGCGGCGAGCTGCGCGTTGGTTGGCTGGGTCATGCTGCGTTACTCGGCGGCGGGCGCAGCCTTCTCGGCTTCCGCCTGCTCGTTGAACTGGAGGATCGCGCCGATCTGGCCGAGCGCGGTGTCGATCTGCTTCAACTCGTCATTGAGCAGCGCCTTGCGCGCCAGGAGTTGAAGCTGCTGGGTCTTGAGGTTCTCGATCATAGTTCTCTCACAGGTAGGTGACGTCCACGACGAGGCCGACGCCCCGAACCATGAAGTCAGTGGTCTCGTTGTAGCGCGCGAGCGCCTGCGAATAGGTCATGTTGTTCCCGACGAGGACTTGCACGTCGTCGAAGGTGATGCTGCCGAAGCTGACGGTGTCGCCGGTAGAACTTGCGCCGTACACCTTGCCGTTGTTGTTGTAGCGGTAGGTGTACCGGGTGCTGGTGCCTTCATCGACGAGCACGGGCCCACCCGCGCCGTAAGCGAGGAGGTCGCCCTTGATGCGATGTCCGCCGTAGCAGGACTGCGCGAACGCGAGGGATCGTCCCGGCCGGGTCGTACTGCCGCCGACGGTGTTCACCCACGCGCGGTCGTAGAAGTCTCCGGAGACACCGCCCGCAGTCAGCACGTCGACCGCCACCATTGGCGCATAGTCGGACGAGAAGGTGACGCGGCCGGACTCGTCGAACAGCGTCAGCCCGCCGACGGCGGGCCCGAGGACCAACGGATTGTCGAACACCCAGTAGTTCACAGGGGAGCCCACAGGGGCGCTGGAAACGTACTGGTATTGGGTCGTGCCATCCCCTGGCTTGTAGCTGCGGAAGAGGCCGACCCGGCCTGCTGCGCACTGCACAGCCACCAGGGGAAGAACGAAGCCCGCCGGGATCGTGATGGTGAGGCCGCTGGGGTTGGTGTTACCGAAGGTCCGCGTGGCGGTGTATGCCGTACCCTTAAGCCGCAGGAAGTAGGTCGCGAAGTCGCAGTCGAGCTGTAGCGAGCCGTCCTCCCCGAAGGTCTGGAACAAGCCGATCAGTACACTCCATAGACGATGGTGGCGGGTGGCCGCTTCCAGGCGACCGACCCGTCAGCGTTGGGGTATATCCACGTCAGGCGGCTGCCCGAGATGTCGACGGTCGGATCGCCGCCCACCGGGAGGTAGCTGCCGTCGCTCGGGAAGATGAAGGCGTAGGGGCGTCCCTGGGCCAGCATCGGGTGATCGACATACCCGCTCTGCGGGGTGTTGACGCCGCCGATGCTGAACGAGCCCAGGAACTTGAACACCTTGGTCGTGCCGTCGAGAATGGTCCGGCCCTGCTCGTCGTTGATGATCAGCATCAGAAGCCGACCTTGACGCGCAGGACGCCGTTGTTGCCGTAGATGCGGGTGCCGTTGCCATCTCGCTCCACTCGGCCACCATGCCCGTTGTACGAGACGAGGAAGCCGATGTCGGCCGTGAGGGCCGAGAGCGAGGTGACGGACAGCCGGTCGGCCGAGATCGAACCCGGCGTGATCCGCTGGCCGTTCACAAAGACGTTCCCGTTCGACACCTCGAAGGGGACCGTGGGTTTGCCGCCGTTGGGATCGACGATGGCGAAGCGGTTGGCCAGGACGACGAAGCTGCCGCTCCGGCCGTCGTTGTTCTGGACGAACCCGGTGACGTAGCCGTTGACGTCGAGCGACACGCCGTAGCGGGCCTTCACGCCGTCGATGGACTGCGAGAGGGTCGCCACGCTCGCCTGGAGGTTGCCCACCTGCGAGTTCACCACCTGGATGCTCTGGGAGAGCGCCCCGTCGGCGTTCGCCCGCGCCGTCTGCTCGTCCACGATGGCCGCAGCGTTGGCGTTGAGCTTGGTGTCGATGCCCGACAGGCGAGTCCCGAGGGCCACGCCGTTCGAGAGCTGGACGGTGTTGTCGTTGAGGACGAACGCCGTCCCCGACGTGTTCTTCGCGCCGAGCAGCGTGAACAGGTTGGTGAACACGCTGTCGGCGGACGCGCGGGTGGTGGCCTCCGACTGCACGGACGCCGCGATCTCCCCCCGGAGGGTCGACGCCAGCGTTGTCCTGGCCGTCGCCTCGGCGGAGATGGCGTCGGCTCGGGCCCGCTGCTCCGTCTGGATCGCCGCCGTGATCTTGGTGTCGGTTTCGTTCCGCAGGGTGGCGGCGAGGTTGGTTCGCGCAGTCGCCTCGGCCGAGATCGCATCGGCTCGCGCCTGCTGCTCGGCGGTGATCGCCGCGCTGATCTTGCTGTCGGTCTCGCCCCGGAGGGTCGCTGCCAGCGTATTCCGCGCGGAGGCCTCGGCCGCGTCACCGTCGATCCGCGCCTTGCGCTCGGTTTCGATGGCCGCGCCCTGCTGCGCCACGGTGGCCCCGAGGGTTTCTCGCGCCGTGACTTCGGCGCTGTCCGCATCGGCGCGCGCCTTGGCTTCCGTCTGGATCGCCGCGACGGCACCGTCGATGCCCGCCTTGATGGTCGACAGGCGCTGCGCGAGGCTCTCGGTAGGGCCCACGCGGACGCTGTTGAGGTCGAGCAGGAAGGCGTTGCTGGTGCCGCTCTTCGCGCCGATCAGGGAGACCAGCGCGGCCAGGGCGGTGTCCCCGGCGATGCGGGCGTCCTGCTCCTGCTGGATGACCGTGGCGAGGCCGGTGCCGTCCTCAAGGTTGGCCAGACCGTCGACCACGCCCTGGAGCGCGGTCAGGTCGTTCGCGAGCCCCAGAAGCTCATTCCGGATGCCCTCGGTCGAGGTCGCCTGCTCGACGAGCTTCTCGCCCTGTTCGGTGATCTGGAGGGCCTGCTGCGCCAGCTGCTCGGCCGACAGGTCGATGTCGGCGATGCGCTGACGGAAGTTGTTCAGTACCTCCTGTTCAAGGACGAGGTTGGCGATCTCCTCGACGACCGCTTGCGGGTCCGTCTCGGGCTTGCCGTAGAACCGGCTGATCAGTCGCCCGTAGAGGGCGTCAATCTCCTGCTGCTTGTAGAGCAGCTGCTGGACGGCGAGGTTGAGGTCCTCTTGCGTGAGGATCGCGCCGTCCTGAAACTTGACGAGCTGTTGGTCGATGGGGGTCGTCCGCTGGACGACGACGTACTCGCCCCCGGCCACAGGGGTGTCGATCCGCAAGCGCGTATCGTTCACCCACTCCAGCACGGGGACGAGCGTCCCGTTGACCAGCACCTCGACGTGGCGGCGATTGATGTAGGGGAACGGGACGTCGAAATCCCGCTGCCCCGCCGCCGCCACGTATTCGACGGCTGGGACGGTCAATGTTCTCCTAGTTCAGGCGTGATGGTGCAGGCAGGCCGAGTGCCAGGTTGTCGTTGGTGACGGCCTGCTTGGCGTCATCGCTGTTGAGGCCTTCGGCCATGTAGTCGACGAGGGCCTTGTTGGCCTCGCGGTCGGCGAGGTACTGCCGATTCCGGCTCTCGAAGATCGCGCGCGCGTCCTCATTGAAGTCGCGCAGCACCTCCGAGACAGCGTCCTTCTTCTGCTCCCGCGTCCGGTAGGACTGGAACGTCGGGTCGGCGAAGAGTGCCGCCAGCGCCTCCCGCATGGTCGCGCCATCGCGGTTGACGGCTTCGTGGCCCCGGATGCGCCGCAGCTCCTCCAGCTCTTCGGACGTCAGGCGGAAGCCCGCCGGGTCGTCCTTGCCGAGTTCGCTGATGTCGATCCCGAGACTCGCCAGCTGGTCCCTCACAGGATCGCTGCCGGTGTTCGCCACGCCCGCCTGAACGCCCATGAAGCGCCCGTCGACGGGGTCCCCGAGGGGGTCGATCCGCGACGGCAGCCGCATCCCGAAACCGGGCACGGCTCGCACCATCTTGTCCATCCAGTCGACGGCCTCGGGGGCCGTGCCGTGGACGGTGTCGTTGATCTGTCGGATCGTCCCTGCGAACGGGGCGACGTTCGTGACGGCACCTTCGAGGACCTTCGAGACCGCATTGGCAGCCCTGCTGCCGTCATCCGAGGTGGCCTTGAGGAGGTCCCGCAGGCCGGTCATGTAGGACTTCTCGAAGATGGACTCGCGGACGGCCAGGAACGCAATGTCCATGGCTGTGTACAGCGCCTCCTCGGCCTCGTACCCGCTCCTCCGGTCGTCTCGGTAGGACTTGACCGCCTGCCCGATGAAGCCACCGAGGGCGAGCGTCAGGGCGAACGGGTCCATACGGCCCAGCTCGACATACGCGCCACCCGGCAGGTTCACCCGGTTGGGTGGCTCGCCGGTCAGGTTGCGGGAGTTCTTGAA